GCGCCCTTTCGGGCGCCCGGCACACGTTGCCGTAATATACCTGGAAAGGACACGGAGAATGGTTGATACCATACAAGATTATTTGGACAAGCGCGATACGCAAACCAAGTGGAGGTCTTCGCCCAACATCTATCCTTTTAGGACAGCTGATGAGCGATTTAATCCTCTTACTGGTGTGCCTATCTACTCGTTTCATGATACCAACTCTTGTTTAGGTTGGCATCAGCAAACGAGTTCTCTTGACCATAAAATCTGGAATCTCTATCAAGAGGGAAAGATCCCTATTGCTAGACGCCCAAGAAATTTGGGCGGTCCGTTTATCACTACGAAGCTCGAGACAAGAATTCCCGGTCGAAGAAACTGGGACCTTATTGCCTACAATGCTTCTAATGGTAACCCAACCTATGTCGTCTCTGGGGATTTACTTCCCCACGTCGATTTTCATCGCCTTTGTAAAGCGATTTGGGAGGGTAGCATCCGGACACATGATGTCTGGACTACGGACGATTCGCTTAACAAGAGTGAACTCCAAGTTCTTGGAGAAAAACTAATGTTAAGCGTGGTACCAACAAGTGCTGCTTTTAATGCTGTCACTGCTCTTGGGGAACCGATTAGCGATGGAGGCTTCTTTGGCCTACCTGGCCGAAGTCTCTATGAAGCTAATCCGGGTGGCGAATTTCTTAATTTGCAATTCGGCATCCTCCCCACGATCAGCGATATCCAGAACTTTAACACGGCTCTGGAAACCTACAGCAGGGTTATAAAGCAGTACAGACGGGATGCTAATAAGGTCATTCGTCGAAGGACGAGGCCTTACGATCTCCCAGAAGTAGTGTCATCGTCGACCGTTTCTGCGGTCCCGATAACAGCCGCTGGGCGTGCTTTGAATGCCACGCTCGCGACTTCCGGCTTCTGCACCATTACGAAGAGTATCAAACGAAAAGTTTGGTATTCTGGTGCTTTCGAATATTATATTCCGAAGAACATGTCAAAGTTCCAGGAATTAATGTTCGACTGGCAGAGGGCTTTTCACATTGCCCCCTCACCAGCTGATGCTTGGGAACTACTTCCGTTCTCCTGGTTGACAGACTACTTCACAAATGGCGGAAATTCTATCCGTCATTTGACGTTGCAGCTGTCAGAGGGCGCTGTTCAAAGGTATGGCTATGTCATGTGCACGTCGGAAATTAAAACTTCCTACACGTGGCAAGGCAGCCTACGTATAAACAACGTCCTACAACCAAACTCTATCACTGCTGAGGTCGTTAAGACCATTAAACAGCGTTCTAGAGTTAGTCCTTTCGGCGTCCATTTCACCGGAGTGGATCTCAATCCACGCCAACTGGCGATTTTGGCCGCATTAGGCATAGCCAAATAATATGGCTGTGTCCTGTCTTTGTATTCCGCAAAGGCAGATCCCTTCTCACAAAAAGGTCCACCGTTGCTTTCCGACCCGACAGTTGTCACGTACAATTCCGTTGCCACTAACCTCCCGAGGATTAACTCGAGTGGTCGTGCGTCGACTTACGCGTCAGCTGATGGCTCGCTCACCTTGGACGTTTCGCACACCGTGCGGAACGGACGAGAGAGCTCGCTCATCAAGCTGACCCATAAGAAGACGACTAGTGACCCACTTTTTCCGTCTCAGAACCGTCCGTACACCATGAGTGTGCATCTTGTTCAGAATCGTCCCTTTGATCAGGGCTATTCTGACGCTGAAGCTACTCTGGTCTACGACGCTCTGACGGCGTGGCTCACCAATGCAACGAACAAGGGTAAGATCATGGGAGGTGAGAGCTGAGGAAGATCTTTCGTCTCTTCGTGGAGGCGTTTATCATCCTGGTTCTCTCATTACCATGGACTCATCCATTGTACGCCCTCCTGATGATCGCAGTACCCAGATACCTCGTCGTGAGGTGCTTGGTGCGATCAAAAACAGGAAGACGCGAGACCTTGTAGTTACCACTTCTGTGGTACTCTTCATGGTCTCCACGACAACCGCTCAGTTTACACTCCTTCTGATTATGTTATATCTGATGGGTGTAATCTGAACAGTGGCTATGAGCTGGCCCACCCTTCGCAGGGTGGGTCGGCTCTTAGTTAGGTGCGGATCGCGGCTTGAGGATGCCCAACTCCCTTAGATTGGAGCGAGCATGAAAAGCCTGACAGGACTATGGATTTCAGTTACACGAGAGTGTGCTGAAATCTCCGGCGTGTGTGCCGACAAGGACGTGGATTACGCCCTTGCCAGATTCGAAAATGAGGGGATATCGTTTTTCACGATTACCCTCCCGTCCTTCGGAGGAGACTTTGACAAATCTCTTTCTTTAGGACGTGTCGACTCCGACCTTTTCCAGGGTTTCACCTGGAGAGGGGGTCTCCCAAGATTCCTCTCGGGTTTCCTTCGTCGAATTTTCGATTCACGCACCGGGATACTCCTTGGTAAGCCGTCAATCAGCGCTATTCGATCTATTAGGCAGATTTGTTATCTACTTAAGAAAGTCGAACTTCGCTGCTCTCCCGAGAGGGAGAGAGCGGCTATCCAAAAGTATCTCGATGTCGAGATAGAATTGCGTGACCGTGAGTTGTTGGGCGAATGGACCGACGATGATTACGTCGAGTTTTCTCGTATGGCAACTCTTGTCTTTGGTAACGAACTCGCCAGTGTAGATAGAGATATTTACGCTGGAGATGTTTTTCCAAAGCACGGTCCCGGGTCTGTTTCAGACAGGTTGACGGGTAACCATAAATGGTCCCTTCCAACCTGGACTGTTCGCCTGGACTTCCTCTTTCCCTACGTTGACTTCGGTTTACCGAATCATCGCTATTGGAAAGAGTATGTACCGCAATTCTTAGCCCCGGAAGAAGAGCCACCTGTTAAGGTGACCCTTGTTCCTAAAACGCTCAAGACTCCAAGAGTTATAGCTCAGGAGCCTACCCACATGCAGTATATGCAACAGGGTATTCTCCAGACTCTTGTGGCAAATCTCGAAGCGGGTGATTCCCGCCGGAGCTTTGTCGGTTTTGAGGATCAAGAGGTTAATCGCCTCATGGCCCTCAAAGGCTCTCGCGATGGGAGCCTCGCTACCATCGATCTTTCTGATGCTAGCGATCGTGTCTTGAATTCCCTTGTACAAAGAGGCCTCTGTCGGCGGTATCCCTGGTTGGGATCCGCTCTCAGTTGCACTCGCTCTCAACGAGCGATTCTTCCTGATGGGAGAATTGTTGTATTAAGGAAATTTGCGTCGATGGGCTCCGCCACCTGTTTTCCCGTAGAAGCTTTAGTCTTTGCGACTATCGTCTTTTTAGGAATCCAGCGCGGACTTGGTCGTGCGTTGTCCCTTTCCGATATTAATCGGTTTAGGGGTTCGGTCCGTGTGTATGGCGATGATATCGTCATACCTACGGAACACGCCTCTGCCGTAACACAGGAACTACAGCGTTTCGCTCTAGTTGTCAACACTAACAAGTCTTTCTGGACTGGTAAGTTCAGGGAGTCTTGTGGTGGTGATTACTACGATGGTGAATGGGTTACCCCTATTCGTGTTACCACCGTAGCACCTGTGAGGCAGAAGGATGCTGCTGAAACTGCATCTTGGTTTGCTCTATCTAATGCCCTGCATAAAGCTGGATATTGGAAGTCCGCAGCTTTCGCTGCTGAGCAACTCAAGAGGGTCTACGGCGAGCTGCCAGTAGTCCCACACAGTTCCAAAGCAATGGGGCTTCATTCGTTTACAGGTGTTGATACATCTGTAAGCAAGTGGGATCCCCATCTCCACGTGCCTCTAATCAAGGCACTTGTGCTGGAGAGCAGACCGCCAAAGAGTAAAATCTCTGGTCACTCTGCATTGCTTAAGTGTTTCCGATTCGATTGGAGTGATCCAGTTGATGAGAACCACTTGCATCGTTCGGGTAGGCCCAGGACGCAGTTTGTGAGGCGTCGTTGGGTCAGTTCCGTGTAATTCGGAACTGAGGGCCTCTATCGGTTAAACACCGATAGAGGAGTGGAGTTTACTCCATGGGG